GCATAATATGGATTTTCTTTAAGTAAAGATTGCATTTCTTCTTCTTCTTTAAGGTCTTCTTTATATTTTTTTATATGATATAAGCAACTATCATATAATCTAAAAAATAGATTACATGCATACAAAAAGCACATATTATTAATATATATATATAATATTTTTATACCCCCTATGGGACTCGAACCCACAATCTTTCGATTAGAAGTCGAACGCGTTATCCAATTACGCCAAGAGGGTACAAAAATATAAAAAAATGATTTAATTATTCACTTTTTTATAAACATATAAAATATAAAGAATTTAACGCAATTAATGGCTGATACTGAGTATATTTTGCCTGATAAAAATAAATTAGTAGCAGGTGTAGATGAAGTTGCAAGGGGGACATTTATTGGACCAGTAATATCCGCATGTGTCGTACTACCTGCAGAATTTCCAGATGAAAATTATAAACAAATTAAGGATTCTAAAAAACTATCTGAGAAAAAGCGCGAGTTTCTAGCGAATTATATTAAAGAAAATTGTATAACTTATGGAATAGGAGAAGCCACTAGTAAAGAAATAGATGATATTAATATTTTAAATGCCACAATAAAAGCAATGCATCGTGCAATAGATGTAGCATATAAAAAGACTAATTTTGATTATTTGGTAATTGATGGACCGAATTTTAAACCATATATTCCACCCGGATATGATAATGATATTATTGAATACGAATGTGTACCCAAAGGAGATTCAAAATATTTGAGCATAGCAGCCGCATCAATATTAGCAAAGGATTATCATACAAAATATATCAAGAATTTAGTGGCAAATAATGATAAATTATTATTATATGATATACAAAAAAATAAAGGTTATGGTACAAAAAAACACCATGAAGCTATATTTGAACATGGTTTAACAGAATTTCATAGAAAAACATTTGGTATATGTAGAAATTATTCTACATTATTGGGATAACAATCTAATTTACTCCATGATATACCACATGTTTTAGCTAATTCGCATTTTAAATCATCTTTACCATCTTTTTCTAATTTATCTAATAATCCAGGATATACTTCATTGCAAATTAATGGGTGTTTTTCATAAGTTTTTGTTTCATCTACAAATAAAGAACCACTAAATGGAGTATTTTTTTTACTACTTGAAGGACTATTCCAATCAGTTTTATATGCACCTGTTAATCTAGCATATTTTAATAATTCATCACTTGCATCATATCCATCAATGTATTGTCTTTTATCGGGTTTTAGTCTATTTGGTATTGATTCTTTATATAAGAATTTAGCATCACTTTCAAATATATCTGTGTTTTTTGTTATTTCACCACTATCAGCACTACCACCTAAATTTTTAGAAATTAATTCATTTTTGTTTTGTGTATTAGCATATTCAGATGCCATAAACATTTTATCTGTATTTAATTTTTCATTCATAGTATTGTATTCTTTTAAAGAACCGAACACATTGGGATCAGGAACACATTTATGTTTTAAAGCAAATGAATTCTTAGTAACTATATTATTTTTACCTGTTGAATCTTTAATATGATAATTATCATTAACATTTGTGGTAATTGAACATTCTGAATTATAAGATGATGAAGACGGACATCCACCATCACCATCATATTTTAAGTTATTTTGTAAAATAGAATTTTGTCTATTTGTATTTACCTTTTCCAATTTCCAATAATCAGGGCAAATAGGCATTACATCAAATTCTGATCCTATTTTACGAGGTTGTAATGAAAAAATAGATAAAACAAGATATATTATTATTACTATTGCTCCAATAACATATGTTAAAACAGCAGGTAAAAATTTATTATAAACATATTCTTTTCCCCAATCTGTTAAAAATACTACTCCTAATAGAGTAATAGCTGATAAACCGTAAACTAAACATATCATCCATGTACCTTTATACATATTTGTTTTTTCTTCTTTGAATAATCTTAGCTCTTTTTCATTTGGAATAAAATTTAATTTTGTTTCAGGATCTAGCCCAATACTTTCTTCATCATAGTTCCAGGCTGTATCTGCATAACTACTCATTATTATATTATCTATACTTCTATAATATTATATTATTTAATTAAATTTTTGTAACATCAAGATTTTTCAAACCTTTTCTTGAAGGCATTACAGATCTTTCAAGTGGTACAGGCATGGTGCTAATATCTTTTATATATCTTTGAGATTGTTTTATATTGGATATAATTTCGGGAACGCACCATTCAATGACACGCGTATTTAAATCTAAAACTTGTGCTGAAATATTTGTAGATTGATTTTTTGCATGTTGAAAATATATTGATCTCATAACAATTTTTAATTCATCATCTTTTTGACGACCAATATTATATTCTCCATTGGTATCGTTTAATATTTTATTTCTAATACCGGTTTGTAGTAAATTAATATTTTCCATAGAAAAGAAAATTTTTGATACACCTGTACAATTTAAATTTCTTGATATTATATTTGATTGATGTTTAGTAGCTCTATCTATTGCTTTTTTTATTTTATAATTATTGTTTGTATACATTGCGTTTACTCTACCGTTTATTAATTCAGGCATTGAATAATCACCATTAAAATATTCCATTACTTCTTAATATATATAATTATTTTCATTTTATATAGTAGTAAATATATATGTCAAATTGTCAAAAAATAAAATATTGTGCAAGTGAAATTTTAAATCACATCAAATCTAAGAAAGTTGTAAGTAAAAATAATGAAGCCAAAATAGTATTACTATTATCTAAATATATAGATAAATTAATATTTAATTTTGTAGCAATAGCTGCTTTAATATCCTTAAAAGCAGGTGTTAGAAAAATATTAAATAAACATATGGAATTCTTATTAAAATATATTAATACACTATGCTTTAATAATAAAAATTGTATGAAAGGTGGTGCATTTAATACATTAGCATTCTTCGGTGGAGAAGAATTAATGTACAAAACTGAAAATGAAGGCGGGAATGTTATGGAAGCTAATTTACAAGAAGGATTTGTAAGACCAGCATTAAATACAACAATGTCAAGACACGAAGGGGGTGGAATGCATAAAAAACCAAATGTATCTAATTTAGTTAAATGTAAAAAGGTTAGAGGAATATTAAAAGTAAAATTAGCTAATGTATTTAAATTTTTTAAAGTAAAAATTACCAGAAAATCTATAAATATAATTGCCAATAAATTAGAAACATTTTTAAATACTTTTATAATAAAATTAATTAAATCAAAGGGTAAAAAACTAACGCTTTCTGGTGTAAAAAAAATAATGGTACAAAATAAAATTATAAAAAAATGATATATAAAAAGAAAACATATTGAACTAATTAAATTATGCCTATTATTACTATTGACGGTAATATTGGTTGTTGTAAAACCAGTATACTAAATTATTTTCACAAAAATTATAAAACGGCAATTGATATTGAACCAATAGAAAGTTGGACAGAATATTTAAAAAGTATGTATGATAGCGATAATAGTACTTATAATTTCCAAATAAAAGTTTGGATAGATAGATGTTGGATACAAGAAAAATCCAACGTTATCGTATTAATGGAAAGAAGCCCGTATTTTATTAAAAATGTATTTGTGGAAAAGGCATTTGAAGATAAAACAATAAATCAAGAAGAATACAATAATATTCGTCAATTACATAAAACTACTGACGAATTATGGCAACCAAATGCATATATATATTTGCGTTCTGATCCTGAAATGTGTTATAATAGAATAAAAAAAAGAGGTAGAGAATCCGAAAAAAATATTAAATTAGAATATATCAAGCGTATTCATGAATTACATGAAGAAAAATACAAAGAAGCTATTGAAAGTAATAAAAATATAATAGTAATTGATGCAGAAAATAAGTCTATTCCAGATATATGTAGTGAAATTATATCTAATAATATTTATACTGAAATAGTAACACAATTATATAATTATTGACTTCTAATAATAGGTTCACTTGTACCTATAAAACAACTGTAATAAAGTCTTTCTTCATTTTTATACTCAATACTTGGTGTTGATGTATGTACTAATTTGCGATTATTAAATATTAATAAATCATCGTTTTCCCATTTAATATTAACTACATTTTGTTCTGTAAATACATATTTATTCATAATCTCTCTATATAAATCAAAACTATCATCACACGATAATTTATCAAATTTATTAAACTTAAATGGAGATAACATTAATGCCTTGCGATTTTTTTCAGGGGTAGAATATACTACAAGCGGTTCACGTGTAATAATGCTTGTTTTTATATTTTTTGTTTTTTCATTAAGAACACTATTAAATCCAGTATAATCAAAGTATGAATTCATCATATCTTTTTGAGAATTTGAATAAATAACATTATAATTTTTAATTTCTCTTTTAATAAAATATTCCATAGAATCATAAGCATCTTCCAGACTTGCAAATAAAGTATTGCCTCCAACAGAAGGTGATTTAATCATATATATAGAAGACACAACAGGAGGCAAATTTGTTCCATGACCAACAATATCTTGATGCCAAATAATAGTATTTTTCAAAGGATCACTATATTCATGTGTAATATTTTTAATATGTGCTTTGCCCCTCAATGAAACATGTGGTACATTTTCTATTTGTGAATAACTAAACGGATTTACAATTTTATCATTTGCTTTGCTATCAAACATTTTACAAAATTCATACAATATTTTAGGTTCAATTTTTTGTTTTTTAAATAGTAACATTGGAACAGATTTAAATAGCAATTTAAGGTCTATGATATCATTATCATTTAATTTATTTACATCTATATCTTTAATAACTGCTAAATTCCTTTTAAAAGTTGGAAATGAAATTTGATAGCAATTAATATTAATGATACTTACAATATACAACAATAGTATTAAATATTTCATTTTTCTTATAATAATTAATAAAAATAATGTTAACAATCAATTTTTATATATAGATTTTTTTATTATGAACATTGAGACCCATACCATAATCTAATTCGGGATAATCTTCTGTATTATTATTGCAAATTGCTAAAACATAATCTATTATGGAATTTGATAATATCTTAGATGCTACAACTGGAACGCAACTTGGTATATTAGGAACACAAGATATATATACACCATTATAATTTATCAAAGGGTTAGTTATAGTTGTTGGATTAGATTGTTCAGTTATACCACCTTGGTCAATTGCAATATCCATTATAATAGACCCCTTTTGCATTTCATTTAATAATTTAGTTGTTATTATTTTTTCAGTTGGACCACCATTAAATGTATTGTATATGCAACCTATAATAATTTTAGAGTTTTTAACAAGATTGTTTAAATTATCACTATTTATTTCATATATACTAACATTATTACCTTTTTCTTGCTTTATTTTTTTTAATTTTTCATAATCTTTATCAAATAAACATATATTAGTAAATCCGGATTCCAATGCAATATTTAATGCAGATAATCCTGCATTACCAACACCTAATATTGCTATTTGTGTATTATAATCATAAACATTATCAGAAAACATTAATTTAATAGCATCTATCATTGATTTTTCACCAGCAATTTTAGACATACCCGATAATACAGGATGGTATCCGACACCATTATCATTTATTTTTTTTATAGTTTCATAAGCATAACAAGTAACATCATTACTAACCATATGATCAAGTAATTGTCTGTTACTTGCAAAATGAAAAAATGTTATCATAGTATGTTTGTTTGTAATGTATTGATATTCTTCAACTTGTGGTTCCTTAACCTTAACTATTAAGTTTGCTTTATTATATATTTCTTCGGTTGAATAACATATTTCAGCTCCTACATTTATATAATCATTATCTGTGTGTTCGGCTGCTATACCTGCATTACTTTGTACATAAACTTTATTACCATTATTAATTAATTTTGCTATATCTTCTGGTATTAACGATATTCTTGTTTCATTAGCTTTAATTTCTTTTGGAATACCTATTATAAACATATATAACTAAATAATAAAAACAAATAATTATTCAATTAATTTCGCACTAATAATATTTGGAAACCATCCTAAATATGGTACTCTAATTCCATATCCTTGTATTTTATAAGTTTTTCCAACATCTAATTCATTAAACAAATCTACGCTTGTCCAATGAAATAATACTAATACGTCACGCAATACATAAACAACGTTATTTGTATCACTAATAGTTTGTCCTCTACGCTTTGATGAATATGCATATTTTTCATCGACTGTTATAGTACGTTCAAACTTAGTAATATAATAATAAATTAAGTTTGAAATATGCCCAAATATAGAAAGAATAATTAAAATTTTAAAAACATCATAATATATATTATAATCTTTTTTCATTATCTATTCTATTCTAATAATTTATTTATAGCTTCTGTTATATTTTGCTTATTTGCACCCGAAAAAGTAACAATTTCTTTATTTTCTTTAAAGAATTTAAAATGAGGTATTGTTTGTATTTCATATTTTTCTGATATTTCAGAACCTTCTACTATATCTACTTTTACAAAAGTAATATTTGTATGTGTTTCTGCTATTTTTTCAATATATGGGTAAATTTCTTTACAAGGTTTACAAAATCCTGCTGAGAAAACTACAACTGTCATATTATCCTTAATTTTTTCATTTAAATCATTTAAACTATTGATATCTAATACAGCTGACATGTTTTGTTATCTATATAATTAATTATCAAATAATTTTAATAAAATAATCGCATATAGATATATAAAAAATTGATATGTTTAAATATAGAATTAAAGCAAACAAAATACAATGTCCAAACAAGAAGTCAAAACTGTGGAAGAAAAGTACAAAAAATATGAATTGTTAGAGCATATTCTAGCTTTACCAGATACTTATGTTGGTTCTATTGAACCACAAAAAATCAGTAGCTATGTTTATGATGATTCTACTCAAAAAATGCGTGTTGATGAACTTACTTATATTCCAGGTCTTCTTAAAATCTTTGATGAAGTTATTGTAAATGCAATTGATCATGCTATGAGATTGAAAGCAGAAGAAACCAAAGGCAAAGAGGATATCAAACATGTTAAAAATATCAAGGTTTCAATTGATAAAACAAGTGGAACTATTACTATCTTTAATGATGGTAATGGAATTGATATTAAAAAACATGGTAGTTATGGCAATCTCTGGGTTCCAGAACTAATATTTGGAGAACTTCTAACATCAACCAATTACGATAAAGGTGAAGAGAAAATCTGGGGTGGCAAAAATGGCTATGGTAGCAAACTTGCTAACATATTTTCAAAAGAGTTTATTGTGGAAACAGTAGATCATTATAGCAAAAAGATCTATACGCAAAAATTCACGAATAATATGACAAGCAAAGAAACACCTAATGTAAAAGCTAGTAGTAAAGCACCATATACACAAATTACTTTTACACCTGATTATGAAAGATTTGGTATCAAAGGTCTCACTGATGATATCTATAAATTGTTTCATCGTCGCGTAATTGATGCTTGTGCAACAACAGGAAAAGAAGTTTCTGTTAGTTTCAATGGTGAAAAGCTTACTATTAAAGACTTTGAAAAGTATTGTGAACTATTCTTGGATAAAAACGAGCAGCCAGTTGTTTATGAAGCCTGTGGACAGAGATGGGAAGTAGTAGCATCTATTTCTAAATCAGGTTCCTTTGAGTATTTATCATTTGTCAATGGTATTAATACTATCAAAGGTGGTAAACATATTGAATATATTACAAATATGATAACAAAAAATCTAGTTGATATGACACTTGCTAAAAAGAAAAAAGCAGTAAAATCTCAGCATATCAAGGATAATTTGTTTGTATTTGTAAAGGCTCTTATTGTAAATCCAAGCTTTGATTC